GGTCTTAAACCGGACATGTAAATGGCGATGTCGCGTCCAGCCATGAATGGTTCAAATTGGAAATTGGTAAGGAAATCACCTACAAATGATGTTGTAGTACTTCCTGGTTCAACATTAATTTCGCTTGTTCTTGTTGTAATTGTTGTAGTTTCTGTTCCAGCACCTCGTTGACCACCTCTTCCTGGGTCTGGGTCAAACGATGTTGTAGATGTAGTATCTGTTAATGGTAAAAACTGTTGGATTTGGTCTACAAAATCTTCAAATGGAGATGCCAGGTCAATGTCAATCGAAACTGGATTTGTAGTTGTATCATATGTTGCATCATAAGGAGGTGAAATAACTCCGTCACCAACATATTTGTAGAAATTACTTACACAATTTCGGATATTAGAAGCATAAGGTTGTTCGATAATATCTACATTTTGATTACGAGCAACAGTTCCCACTTTTGCATTAGCAGTTGATGGGAAGATTGATGAACCTGTAGCAGTCTTATATTTTAAATCTATTGGATATGTTTTAACTGAAGGTGTTAAAATTCTTTGATTAAACGGAATCGCGGCATTAAAGTCACTATTATCAATATCTGCTAGTGTTAAATCATTAAATGGGTCTACTATGAAACCATTCTTAAATCTTGATAAACCATTTTCATCTGTAATAACAAGATTTTGTGTATCAGCTTCTAATTGGTTAAGCGAAATGTAATATGCAAGATTATCAATTTTCTTATCGAGGTCGTGCATATCCTTCATTGTGAAGGCTTTAATACCTGTAGATTTTGCTTTAATAGCATATTCACGTTTGCGTTGTGTGTTTGCTACCTTTTGTGATACTGCAGGATAACCTGGAACTGAAATTTGAGCAATTGCCAATTGGTCTGTACCTACACGAGGTGGAACCGCAAATTTTTCTTCCTCGCCTTTTACAAGTGATAATTCACCATAAGAATCACATACGATTGTGTCTATTCTTGACAAGTAATATTCAAGGTCAGTTGTGATTGCATTACCGAAGGCCGGTATTAATGGAGCACCATAATTTGTAAATGTAGGAGCTGTAAAGCCTACCGTACCACTAATTGTTGGAGCACTACCAACTGTTGCACCAAAATTAGCTGATGGGTCTTTGTCAACATGTGGTCTAAAGTCGAAACATTCTCTTAAGTTATATCTTACGCCGGATTCAGATACGTGAACCGGAATATCATATCTATCAACTGTGTTAGGATAACTATTAATTGTAAAGAAATAACTACCAGTTGAGTTTTCTACTTCAAAAACTTTAAGTTGAACTGTTAATGTACCAGAAGGTTCTGGTCGGCCGACAATTGATTCCATATAGGATAAATCGTAATAAGTGTCTTTTTGGTTAGGTCTTAATCTGAAACTACTTGTAAAGTCATTGCCTGATGCATCTACAACACTTACGATTTTATAAACATCTGGGAAACCTAGATTATATTTTGTTTGGCTAGGACTATATGCAACTTTTACATATGTTTCATGCGAAGTTTTATTGTATGGGTCTACACCATTAAGCGCGCCAATTAATCGTTTGTTATAGTACACAGTCACATTCGTCGCAGAAGAGTCTGCTGGGTCCAAATTAATGGTCAATACACTATTATTTAGCGACGTAGTAGGCGTCCCTATGATACCAATCTTTGTATTTGTACTATCAACAACAAGTACATTATCATTTGTACAATTAAAATCCTCACCTGGATTTGCTGTTAGTGTAATTACATTTCCTGTTTGTGTTGCTGCCTCTTGAATACGAACTGGGATAAGTGTATCTGAAGTATCAAATAAACTATTCATACCAGAATCAAAGATAAGTGCCTTTTTAGCTACCTCTCTTAATCTGGAACCATCAACTTCAAAATAACCAGCACCATCTGATACTCTGGCAACATTATTGACTGATTGACCACCTGTTGTGACAATACCTGTAAGATAAATTCGGGTTGGAGTTGCATTAATTGCAATAGCTGAACCAATATTACTACCAGTATTATCTTCTAACTGAACTGGAGTCCAATCAATATTAATAACACCAGTGGCAGCTGTGACATCAAGATAATTTCCGTAATCAAGTGATACTGATTGTGCATTTACAACTTCTGTTGATGAAATTTGGTCAATGGCAAATGCGCGTTCACCTGAATTTTCTACTCTATAACCTTTAACGTAAGCAACACCTTGACCAACTAATACATGAACTTCTGAGTTTGCTGTTCCTTCTGGTACACGGTCGTCTGTCTGTAATGGGAAATCTCTTAAAATGTAATTGCCTGATTCCTCGTAAGTTCTTCTGGCCATTTCTTCACCGAGAACATTATATTGAGAAACATCACGGATTGTGACTGCATTACCATTTTGATATCTAATTAATGTAAAGAAATTTGAATCTATTTTTGCATCAGCTGTTGTTTTTACTACGAGACTAGGTGTTAATTTAAGTCTATCTGCACCCGGCGCATTTTCATTTCTTGAACCGTTTGCATTATCGTAAAGTGAACCATCAGCAAGAGCACTAATTAATTGTTCTGTGACTTCATAACCAACAGAAACACCAGTTGGAGTATTATTATTTGGTGAAACAACAATTGTTTGGCTATCAGCAAAGATAAAATTTCCTTTTTGGAAAATAATACCTGGTGCTGATTGAATACCAAATGCCAGGCCTACATTAGACGAAGCATCTGGAGCACTTGAACTTGAAACTCGGATACCTGAAACACTATCCCTTGAACTAGCAACATTAGGTATATCAGCAATAGGAGCTGTTGTACCAACTTTGAATTTATAAAGATTAATTGTTAAGGCTTCACCAATTTGGAATTGCTTATTTGTTGGTGATGTGTTTGTGTAGTTAATAAAGAACGCATTGAAATCTGTACTACCTTCAAATCCTCGTTGTGCCTGGATAATATTAGCTGTCAAACCTGATGTTGAACCAACTAATTCATAAACGTAATCAAGTTCTACTTCTTGCCCGCCAATTGTTTCCTTGACTCTTCCACTAATATAATTTAATGGGTCAAATACGACACCAGAATTCATGGTGACATTATTTAAGCGAACATATTGTAAATCATCTAATTCGGTAAAATTACAACCTTTAACAATACTACCTTCTTTAAAGATATTATCGCCAAATTGTTCTATTTGGTCTTGAAGTTGTGTTTGAAGCTGAGTTAACTCACGAGCCTGAACAGCAAATCCTGGCTTAAACAGCACACGGTAATATTGATTTTCTTGATCGAAATCATCAAAATATGGAGCTTGATTGAGGTTTGTGTTAATAGGCATCTTTAATTAATTTCCTTAAAATTCCAATACAAACTTAAATTCTTCTCGAGAAAGGTCGGTTCGAGCTAGTGGGAAAAAGTCTTCCATAAAATAGACTTCACCTGTCCTCTGTATATATTCCGAGAATACAATATTATTTGCTACAGGAGTATTTATCGAGATTAGTTGGCCTGTTTCGTTTCTAAATGGCAAATTAAGGTCCAAAGATGTATCTCCATTACCAGAATTTGCATTATTCTGATAAGGACCCATATATTCTGCCAAATAAATCGTATTCGCCGTTGAATCTACCTCGTGAACTCTTGCAGTGAATATAATTTCATTGTCTGAATTTATTTGTGTTATAGTACTATTTGCTGTGACTTTTCCAAAATCGTTTGTAGTCATTGCTATTCTGTTATCAAAAATTGTTGGAGCTGTATTTGCCCACGAAGGCGATCTTACAAGACCTACAGCACCATAAGTGTTTGTGTCTCCAATTTTTGTATTATCCTCGGCCGTAATATATGCATAAAAACTAAAATTTCTACAATTAAATTCATCAATTAAATTATATGCATGGCCACCATCTGGTGATAATACAGCACGAAGTGTAGCTCTTACATCAGTGGTCGTGACATTTTCTGGGTCAAAATCATAAATCGGGTCAACAACTTCAGCGGTGACATTATGATATCCAGAACCTTTATCCAGTAATGTAATACTTTCGATTCTATCTCCATTAATATTTGGTACACCAATTGCTGCTGTGACATTATTTGCAGAGCCTGTTCCATCACCACTAATTAAAACTCTTGGAAAAATTTGTACTGAAGCACTACCAAAAACGCCTGATTGATTGGCTGCAAGTCCAGTTAATAATTCATTACCTACAATAACCTCAACTGTACCAGTTTCTAGATATGTATATTGTTCGATTACAAATAATCTTGAAACACCATTCGGATTTGTTGTATAAAGATATTGTCCTGTATAGTAATTTGGAACTTGACTCCAGGTTGTAAATGGGTCGATTTGGATTAGACCTGTAGGATAGATATTTCCTAACATGCCACCTCTTTCAACTATATAACCTTTATTATCAACTGGATTTTCTACAATAACATCAGAAATGGTAGAACCTGTTGAAGCAGCAGGTGAAATAATAGAATTATTTGCTGAAACATTTAAAAGAGGAATGAAACCTAAAGCATTATAAGCTTCGAATTCCAAATCACTGATACGATACATATATTTCCAAACATATCCATCAGCTGTTTTATAAATCTGGTCTGTTGTTGTGACATTATAGTTTGGTGGGTTGGAAACAGTCGCCCCATTATTATTATCTAAGCATTTATATACTCGATAATCACCAGTATCGTTTTGTGTTGGTCCAACAACAGCGTAAAAATTTTGTCCTATTAAATTGGCATTATCATCATATTCAGCATAAGCCGAACCGACCTGCCATGGATAATAAGGAATGCAGAAATGAATATCTGCATTATCAATTTTCTTAGCAAATAATGTTTTCTCTAAAAACTCATTTTTAGATTTTAGAGTATCTGCTGGATCGAAATTATCTACTGACGAAACGAACAGATAGTAGTCCTGGTTATCTTTTGCATCAGCAAGAAATAACCGAGTAATATCGCTCTTAAAACTATTGCTTAAAATTTCTGGCATTTTGAACTCATACGAAAATTGGATTTGTTTAGTTTATTTATTCTCATTCTTAAGATTCCACTCTAATCTTTCTTCGAGGGTATGTTGTCCCAGAAGCTGGCCTTTTACCATAACTTGGACCTCCAATCTGATTAATATATTTTCCATTACTTAGTCTTATTTTATAAGGAATATTAATTATATCAGTTGGTGTTCCAAATAAATCACTTAAATCAGAACCACCGTTTTGGAAATCGTTTTCTGAAATACGAAATACATTACTTGATGAATATAGTCTTGTCGAAGGTTTATTTCCTGCTGCACTTACATTTTCAAAATCTACAAGCCCTTCACTCACTAATGTTGGTTTTGCATTATCAGATATAATTTGTTTTAACTGTGCGATTGATGGATAGACTCCTCGTTTAATAAAGAAATCACAAACCATAATACCTGCTGTTCCTGCAGCAACCGGCGCCGCACAAGATGTACCACTAAAGTATCCCCAAGTACCATCAGCATATGAAATTGTAGGATATGCTGTCCATGTATATGCTCCAGTAGCAGATACATCAATCATTGGACCTCTACTACTATAATCGTCTAGTAATGGATTTATGGTACTGTGTTGAGCTGCAGCAATTGTAAATTGATTAGCACCTCCGCCTTGATACATACGACATGGTTTTGTTGTCGTGACCACTGGCGCACTTGGTGTTGAGGTTGATGCAAATGAATATCGACCATTTACATCTAAATTAATATCAACATAATTTACTGCTGGGTCTATATAAATTGTATTATTCTTTCTTGGGTCTTCTTCTGAAACACCTACTGTGGAATTATTACCAGCACTTTGGAAATGATATATGCCACCAGCATTATTATAATTTGACATAATTGTATCAAGTGTAGTATATCTACTTCCAAGATTCCAAGCAACCATCCATTTATCAGTTGCATCAGCTGGGTCAGTAATAACACGTGGCACCATTAAATTATCTGTAAATTGTGTAAAATCAGTTCCCCAACCACCAGTACTTTGTTCAATGACAGTAATTGTACCGACCATTGCACTATGGAAACCACATTGATAATAATATGTGCCTGCAGCATTTGGAGTCCATGAAACACTAGCACTGCCCTGTCCTGTTGCGGCTGGTGTTGATACTTGGTCTCCACTACCTCCAGTATTTGTTGTTTTTATATACATTGGGTGAGAACCAGAAACATTATTTGTGATATTTAATGTATCGCCAACAACTAGATTAATTGCTGGGTCTGTTCCTGATACTGAACCATCTCTATCTGTTCCGGAAAGTGTATAATTTGAAGAGTCTGAAGCTGTTGCTGTAATTGCATATGTCTGTGTAGAGCCAGTTCCGGTTGGTCTATTAATTGTAGTTAAATTGCCACCGGTATCATAAACATCTAATCTATAGATATTGTCTACTGGAACTGCACCAGTTAAATCAACGCCAGAAAATCCCCAAGCACCTGTGACAACTGTTGCATTACGCACGCCTGTATCTGGATTTACTGGTTTATTATTATGGAAATTTAATACACCGTTGTATGCTGCAGCAACACCATTCGAAAGATATAACACTCTTAAACTTGAAGCATTACTCCAACCGCAATATTTTCCACCAGCTGCGCTTAAAACACCAATTGCATGAGCACTAAAAAATTCTGTGTTTGCCGAAGCTTGGTTATTATCAACTAAACCAGAATCATATGATGTCCAATCTGTTTTTACAAATCTTGGATTATTATTTGCATCTTGGAAATCTGGGTGAGTATATGCGTATGAATCATAACCACTTTGAGGTGTTCCAGCTTCTACAGCTACGATGTCGACATATTCGCCGATAAAATTTTGTTGTATTGTTGCTGAAACCTCGGAATCTTCGCCAGAGGTTGTAAAGAATCCTACTGGAGCAGAATTTGATGTAAGAGTCACTCCGCCGTGGAACCAAAAACTTGTCGGTGAATAATCAGCACCATTTGAACCACTTGGTGAATTTCTTGTTTCTAATGTAGTACTTCTTGAATATTCTGGAGTGACTGGATATGCTGTTTCAATGACAGGCATTTCCTTTTCAACATCCACAACCTTATCACTTTCCAATAAGGTTGCAACTTCTGTTTCAGTCAGCCTCATTGAAATAATGGAATCGAACATATTCAAATTACTGACGACTTCCATTCCTGCAGCCTCATTCTCTAAGAATGCTGCTTCGTCTGTACCTGGTATTAATATTACCGTGTGAATATGTTTATCCATAAATTAGGACTCTAATTTTAATGCTGTTAATGTGACTGTAATTGTTCCGGCACTTCCAGAGTTATTTTGTACTGCAACCGGCAATGTAGTTTCTCCATTGTCAATATAACCATATACAGCTGGTGTCACTTTAAATGTAGTATTTGCTGATGTTGCAACAAATTCTGCAATAACGCCAGAACCATCTGATGGGTCTTGACCTTGAGTACGACTAGCATCAGCTGTTCTAGATGCTGTATCAGAATATATTCTGACCCAAGATTCCTTGTCCACATTTACTGTATAAAGAGCAAATGATTTACCTAAATCTCCAAATGCGATATTGCCAGATGCACCGTTTCCAATACTTGCGGATGTTTCTCCTTCAGCCACTCTGGTAGGAGTAAATCCACCACTTTGAGTGACCCAATCGTAATCCGAACCAGTCCAACTTAATACCTCACTGGCAGCTGCCGAACCTGTATTTAAATGTGTATCAACATCTGAATTTGTATATCCTGCCGCGGCACTTAATACACCATTACTTGCTGTAATATTTGTACCAGCGATTGAATTTATAAAATCTGCAATACTTTCCTTTTTAGTATTACCAGAATCATTAGCATCAATAAATGCAAAACTATCTGCAGCAACATCAACGACGCCAGCATCAGCACTATTTAAATTAATACTATTTGAGCCACCGCCACCAGAGGCAGCAATTGTAATACTATCAGCTGCAGCATTTGTCGTTAAAACAATATTTGAACCAGCAACCAAAGTAAGTAAATCTGAACCTGAATCTGCAGCAACAGATGTTTGACCGGCAACAGCAATATTGCCGAATGCGTTATTAACTGGAGAAGCAATTGTAATTGAATCGCTTGTCGCGTTTGATGATAAAGTCACACCAGTACCTGCAACGAGTGTAAGTGTATCAGTAGCACTATCAGCAACAACACTATTCTGGCCAGAAATAGCTATTGTACCAAATGTATTAGCTGAGGAACCTCCGCCACCACTTCCTAATTCGTCGTATCTTGCAAGTTTTACCCAGGTACCACCGTGAGCATAATATAGATATCCTGTATCGTGTGCATGTCCTACACAACCATGATAATCACTTGCATCAACTGCAAGTAGTAATGCTTCTGTAGCGTAATAGAACGATATTTTGTGGGACTTATTATTTCCCATATCAAAATTACCGTTAATATCAAAGAGTGATGTTGCGTTCTGTGAACTTCCTAACGCAAGATATAACTCATTGAAGTTATCGTTTGATTTATCGAATGCATTTCTGAGCGGGTCACCTGTCCCGTCATTAGCTGAAGCACCGATATTAATTATTTGCTTGGCCATAGCTTCCTCTTAAAAATTTTTTTAATTTAAATATTTATTCTTATGTCACGTCTCTCTGTTCTTTTGTGCTTAATCCAAAAATATATGGAAATGCAGGAGTATTAAAATCATTACTCTCAAAAGTTAAGAAATACGCGTAAGTTCCTGTTGGGTAATCTGGTGTAATACAATATCTTCCATTGTATTCATCTAATGTTCCTAAACCCTGAACATATTCATAATCGTTTATAAAACTTCCAGCTGGTATTTGAGCATAAGTAAAGCCTCTTCCTTGTGCCTCTGATGCCAATGTCCTCCAGCTACTTAACATTTGTATATTCGTTGACAATGGATTTGTTGCAGTACTATAACCGTATGGTCCATATAAAGGATATCCGTCAAAGCAGAAACCTACGATTTTACTATGACCATCGGTATGTCTAAATTTATCTCCATTAAAATCTGTATCGTTATAATATGCACTCGCCCCTGAAACCTTTGAATCCCAACAATTAATCAAAAATGAACCGGCATGATAGTGATATTCACCACTTTGTTCTGGGTGACCACCACATGCATCTACACCATAAGAAGCTTCGTTAAATACAGCATTAAATGTAAATCCTGGATTTGGTACTTGGCTTCCACCAGGTAATGGTCCTGGCCCAGCACTTGGATTAAAAAGCACAACTCCATTATTTGCAATTCCCATAGCGCCCAATGTTGTTTGTTGTGGGTTCGAAGTATTTGTTCCTGCTCTTAAAGTAAATACAAAATTATGTGTTTGGTCTGAAATTTGGTTATTACCACCAAAGCCTGCTCTGGGTGTGACACCATCATTTGTTAATTGTGTTCGACCTGCCTTTGCTGGATATGGGTCGCCGTCTGATATATATCTTATCGTTGCCATTAGTTCGTCACCGTAATTGTTGTTGTACTTGGATAATTGCCAGATGTGTCACTAATATCTATTGTTTCTAAATTCACTGTCACTGGTCCTGAATATCCACCACCTTTAACATGGTCAGCTGTGACAAAGGTTGAGTCGACTGTATAATTTGTAATTGCAGCATCCAGAATATCTACATTTGCAATATCAAGTGGTGAACCACTACCGGTATCATTAAATAATCTTATAAATCTAGGTTTTACCGAGCCTTCAACAGAAACTTTATAGATAAAGTCTCCGAACATTTTTGTTCCAGCTAAATGCACATTTTCTTTTAATAATTTTTCGTATTGTTCTTTACCAAGTTTTGATTTAATTTGATATGAATATTCTTGATAGAAATTACTATCTTGTATTTTCTGTCCTGATTCGTAATAAACTAAATCACCATTTGCAGTTTCTTGATAACCATTAATGTGTCCAGAATAATCTGCCCAGAAACCGGAAGTTATACCTTGTGTTTCTGCTGCAGCAATACCTTGTGCCTGAGGAACACCAGCGTCATTTACAATAGTGACTCTCTCATCGCTTACATAACCTAGGCCTGAATTATCAACAGCTACTGCTTTAATTTTGCCTTCAGCAAATGATGTATCAGCATCGATGTTTGCATTATCACCAAATATTTTACTATTATAATCAACTTCAACACCAGCGACTTGGAAATCGTCATTATTTGGTTTTCGTATCCAATCTGTATTAATAAAGCCTTCAAAATCAAATGGTATTACTGTAATCGAACCAAATGTAGTGTCAGTAGATACCACCTGTCCGGAAAGTGATACATTATTTGCATCTCTTATAATTTCTCCAACCGAGAAGTTTCCTGCAATACCTGGCTCTAAGAATCTTAAAATTTGATTTTGTCTCTCAAATTTTTTCATAATTTCATCTTCGGCGAGAGCAAATACATCATTTGTATAATTTGAGCCTGGATTTAAATTATTAAAGCCTGTGATGGTTCCGATTGTTAAACTTTGAATATCAAATGCTTCATCAAGTGGAGTTGATAATGTGACTGGGGAAGCCGTACCTGACATTGGAGCATAAGTTTCGTAATCAGCAGCATTTAATGGTACATTATTTGCATTTACAAATGGTGCAATTGGGTCGAGTATTACTTCGGCGATTGATGTATTATCTAATGATGTGACAATTACATTGGTATTTGCATCTCCACCATCAGGGAACAATGTACCTGGTGATGATTCATTTTTAGTTGTAATATTTTGAATATCTGTTAATGTGAAGTTATTACCACCTCTATCAAGAGTAGAAACGGGCCTGTTAATATCAAATGCATTACCAGGATTCATTTTCACACCAATTGTTCTTACAGTTTGGCCGATAACAATACCTTGGTTGTTTGCTGTATCAACTAATGTTTCAAGTGGTTCAAATTGTAATAAATCATTATTTGCAACTAGGATAATTTGGTTTGAAACTTGTAATCTTGTATTTTCTATTGTATAACCATAACCACCATCAAGCACTTCATAATCTACTTGAGCTTTTGCTTCATTTGCTAATTCTGTGACAACAACTTTACCACCGGCACCAAATTGTGACTTAACATTAAATACTGAACCTAATTTATTATTGGATGTAGCCTGAGCATATTCATCGTCTATTGCCACCGCACTTAATGAACCATTCACAGTACCAAATGATACAACCTCACCGGCAATATTTGTAATAATGCTATCGTATACCTGGAAATTACCTTGAAGTTCATCAAGATAAATGATAGGTGTTTCTACACCATTTAAAATAACTGAATTGACTTTTGATACAGCTGCCTTTGCGCCTGATACTGAACCAGTAATATTACGAGAAATTAAATCTGCGTATGTATATTCTTTATCCGTTTTGGAAAGAAATCGGCCAGTATTTGAAAACATTTGAAGATAAACACCTTGTCTCCAATTACTATTTGAAGCCTTAAGCATTCTTTTTGCTGGATAAACAATGTCAATATCAAATTCTTCAAAGAAGATTGCAAAGAACATCTCAATACCAGCTGGTGTACCTTTTCTTCTGTATAGGTCAAGAATATTTTTAACAATAAATTTAACAATATCTTCTTTTAAAGGTAGGTCAGCAAGGAATTTATTCTTAAAGAATATAACCATACTTTCAAGTGTAGTATCAATATCCTTAATATCGAAATAACGTCTTGAATTGTATAGGTGTTGGTTTGTTTGTGTTTCAGCGAACTTATAGTAATCTTCTACTAATTGGACGAGCTCAGGACCATCTTCCCTGTATATACCAGGAAATTGGTTTTTAATAAAGAAGGCTATATTCTTTTGAGTTTCGCCTTGAGTCGCCATAGACTTTTCCTACTTAATAACTACTACTTGAGGATGAACTAGTTGTGCTTGTGGCTGGACTTGAACTTGAAGTCGAACCTTGAGTATCTGATGTCATATTTACTTTGACATCTACATCTCGTATAATAAACACTCTTCCTTGTGGAGCTTTAACATCACTCTTCTTAGTATTTGCCATAATTTTAATTGCACTGCCTGTATAACCAGAAACTTGAAATTTAAGAAGTCTTACTTCACCTGTAGTATAATTTACAGTACCAGCATTTGGGTTAATGATTTGAGGATTTGTTTCGTCGTCTGATACAGTCATCATTGTACCAGTACCATCGTCTTGTAAAAATACACAAGTTCCATCAGCATCATCAAACACACTACTCTTAATTGCAGGCTTATAATCAGTAAAGCCATTAAAACTTCTATATGGATATGGTTTAATTAATTCCGCTTCAAATTTAAATGTTGGATTTGTTTCAATATTAATGGTTGGTGAGTATTCAATAATTGGCATTATATTAATACTATTACTTTGAATGCCTGTATCCAAACCATCAATTTGAGCATTTAATTTAGATAATCGTAATGTTCTATTAAAGTCTTCTAGGTTTGTATTTGAATATGTTTGAATTTGTGCTCGTATTAATGATTCAAGTTCTGCAATAGATTTTGCTGTATTTTTAGTTGTATATGTTGCATCAACTGTCACATCAGCATATAAGAATTTTGTCTGTACAAAAATTGGTTCAATACCTAATGGTGATTTTGTTTCAAGATATTCTACATAAGCATTTGCAAGAGTAGAAGAAATAAGAGTTGTATCATCAGCCAAATAAACTGATATTGCAACTTTACCATATTGAGGTGGGTCTAATAATTCTCCACCGTAAGCAGAAACAGCTGAAATCTCAGGATATTTTTGTTTTAGTAATACTTCATAGTCAGATGTTGTGACTGCACGTTCTTGAATTTGTAATGCCTTGGGAGCAAAATATCTAATACTTTCTAATGATTCGCGTTCAGCACCACCATTTGCGGCAATTACAGTCGCCACATTAATCGATGCACCATCTAGGAAAGATGTGGTAAAACTTGCCGCTCCATTTGGTTCGTCACCAGAACAAATACGATACCTTACACGCACATCCTCAAATTCTTCTGGTTGCAATCCAAATTTATTACCACCAAAATAAATTGCATATCTATTGTCGAGATATGGTTCAAGATAAAAGACTTTATCTGAAGGTTCTACACCAAAAATAGTATTTGCTCTCGTAAATACATTCTGGTCCTCAGTAGCCTCTGCGTCAACGAATACTACAATACTATCGGTATCAACCTCGTCATTTGTTAACTGAACTCTAAGCACACCGTCAGCGTCTACAATAAAGCCTTCTCTTTGGAAACTTGTTAACATTTGGCCTTCAAAAATTTCTACATTTTCTGCGACATATGTTCCGGGCGCTGTTCTTCTGGCAACATAAGTAATGTCATTAACGAAATTATATGTTTCGCCTTGATATGTAGCTGAGAAAGTGCTATATTGTGGAATTGTAATTGTTGATGCTGTAAGGTTTGGGTCGACAACAGTAACTGTGACAGTTGCTTTAGCAGATTTTCTTGAGCGAGGAATATAATTTAATTCTTTGGCGTGAGAAACTACACTGTTCTTGAGGACGGCCGAGTCAAGGAACATTTCGTTAAGTGCCATATTTGTATAAAAGTTGTTTTGGAAACTATTAAATGAAAGAACATCTAAAAGTACTGACATATTACTTCCTTCGAAGTTATAGTCTTTAAATTGTGTTTGCGTTTGCAAATATGTCTTAAGCTGGGATTTGATTGAATCAAAATCCAGTTCGGTTATTGGAGTTTTTGGATTGGCCATCTCTATCTATTCCTTTCTAAAATAACATCTAGCTGAATTGGTTGTTCTACATTTACTACATAAAATAACACAGTCACATTGACTTTTTGCTCATCAATATTTTCAACAGCAACATCAAGCAATTCTGCTCTAGGTTCGTAAATTCTTATTGTATCGGATACGCGTTCTTCAATTAATTTTAAAGTACCAGGTGTCATATTTTCAAATAACATTTCGCGAATACCTGCACCAAGGTTTGGTTGCATAAGTCTTTCACCTGGGTCTGTTAAGATTAGATTGCGGATTGCTCTTTTTACCGAATCTTCATCTTTTAATATAGCCAAATCTTTTGATATAGGACTAATACGCAAATCTTTATAAAAATCTGAATAAAGATTTACCTTTTTAGTTCTAGGTGTAAAAACATTTATTGTCATGTCCCTGGTATCTCTCTTATGTCTAGGTGGATAAAGTCATTATATTCTGCAGCATATTTAAAGCCATTCTTTAACGCAGAATCCATAAAGGCCTGCGGATCTGACATGTCCTTTTTCACATCAATAACTAAACCACTGAGGTGAGCATTCGCCTCATCACCTTTTATTTTCTCGTTATAAGCTTTACTTATCCAACCATTTGAAATTGTAAAAGTACCACCCATATCCTTTTGTACTCTATGCAGATATACTTTTACATCTAAATCTATTCTTGTATATCCGTATATACCTACACCTTCTTTTTCGTCTGTCCAATCACCTTCAACTTTAAATGTTGCATCGGTTCCTTTCCATACAGCTCCACATTTAGGTAAATTACCATATTCCTCAGCTGTTGGCTCAGGAACTGTTTCCGGCAATTCGCCTGAAGGTGTATAATCTTTATAGCCAGGGTCAATCGCCCTTGCCTCTAATCTATTTATTGCTTCTTTCCGAGCTGAGGGCGAATAACGAATTGCTCCTGCACGGATTGCTGTAGAAGTATTAATATTTGATATTGTTTTAAGTCGATTTGCAATAGATGTAAATCTTAATGTATAATCATCTAATGGCTTTTTAATATCTCTTATCAAACCTTCAATATTTGTGACTAACGCACAGAATCTTGCAATAAAGAACTGTATTGTTTCTAAATTTGGACTTTCAAATAAACTGACTGCATAATCAATAAGATTTAGCACTTTCTTTTTAAAAGATTGTTTATTCTCTTCAGTAAAGAAAGCACACATTTCTTCTCTGGCTGTCATAATAGGTTTGGAAACACCTTTTCTATAGAATGTTTCTGCATCACCAATTGTACCATTAATATCAAAATTACCAATAGCGTCTTCGACTTCAGCAAAAACTTTATTAATAATGTCACCAATTTTATTTTTTAATTCTCTTATAAGTTTTCTTATGATTGCTTCTTCACCCGCTTTTTGAAAGCCTTCATAACTTCGTATCTTATTCAAAAACTGGACTGCGTCTTTAATTACAGCATCTATTTCTTCAATTAAAGAAAAGAATTGGTCAATCGCACCAAAAATCTCTGGCATTCTTTTACAGAATCCACCTAAAATACTTTCGCTGAAAGTGTCTTTATAATAAGCATCTAAATTTCTTGCCAATTTAAAATCATTTTCAGTTAAAATATTATCTGGTGTGTAATTATATGCATTAATAAAATCTGCAAATTCTACATTTGAA